TTAAAACAATTTATAATTCGGCTTTTCTTCGTTGAAAAACCAAAATCTTATATAATCATCTAATATAATTGCCACTAAAGACAATATGCACCAAATTAGTGTAAATGGCAAGCATATTTGACCTAATACATTTAAAGGCATATGAGAATAATCCCATATGCCTAAATGTAACCAAATATTCAATATTACACCTGTGACAAATTCATAAAAGGTTATTAAACAACCTCCAATGGCACATTGAATTAATAACGGTGTTTCCCAACTTAATATTTCATTAATTAACCCAATTGATATGAAAGACACGCCGCCAAGCACACCCATTGTCCAATGTGAATGTCCTCTATATATCAATTCAATACTAACATATATAAGACCTCCAATTAAGAATAAAAATAAATACTTATTAATTAACTTTAGCTGTTTCTGCATTTAACACCTCTATAATCTTTTGAGAATGCTCCATAATAGTCTTATAATTATCAAGATATTCACCTGTTAATTCCTGCCCATATTGAACCACTTGAATATCTTTAATGTCGGTTAAGGTATATACATAAGCTTTTAACTGGTTAAGATATGTCGTATTAGAAGTAACATTAATTTCTTGCATTATATATATGTTATAAATATCTTCAGGTGTATATAATCTACATAAACTTTTATCGGAATGATATGGTACATTCATACCTGTTGTTTTTGCCATACTTACAAGATTGCTAATGTTATTTTGATCGGTAACAGTGTAAGAGTAGTGTTCTTCATTGTATACTATTCCTGCAACGATAACACTCTGACAGGCATTTGTTAATTCTTTTATTTTATTTTCAAGAGCAGCCTTATAAGCATTTTGCTTGTTTATTTCCAAAATCTTTTCTTTATCTTCTTGCGATATTTTGACTATTTGATTATCTACTAATTGATAGTTATATAATCCATTTTCGTCTATAATGTCTAAAGCATCAGGAAATCTATATTTCTTACCCTTTCCTGAGCAAACAAGATAACAATCTGAAATATTATCTTTTTCGCTTGAAAATTGTCTTGTAACATATTTTTCCCAATTGTATTCGTAGTATATATAATATATTGTATCAAGCTTACTGTACTCTATATAATTATCGGTTGTATCATAAATATAAAAATATTCCGAAAAATCATATACACAAGTTTCTTCATCGGAATATATTTTAAAACCATCATCATTTGAAAAAATAACATTATCAATAAAATATATTCTAACAATATTTGGAAATTCAACAAATTCATAATCATTTATAGTATATTTACTTTTTTTTAAATCATTAAATTCAATATACATTGATTTCATTCCTCCTTATAAAGTTATTTTGAAAGTTTTTGTATCGAAATTTAATTTTCTTATTAAGTTTTTGGTTATATTAATTATGTAAATGTCCCGTCCGTTATATTCAATAGTGATTTGACTTGATGAATTATTTAATGTACCAAAAAAATCTTCGTCAGTTAAAACATTTTTAACTATCTTCTTCTTGTTAAATACATATATTGTAAAATTATTATCTCTTGTAGAAAAGTCATGAATTGATATTGTTGCATCTACATCAATCAAAGAAAATTGCGCATGTGATATTATATAGTGATACATATATTTAGCAGTATATCCACTCCACTCAGTATCGCTGGAACTATAAGAAATATCACCTTCAAAGTCTTCGTGATAATAAACACTATAAAAATCTTTAGTGTAAGGATTATAGTAATAAGTAAGATTAAAATCTTCATATGAACTTGGCTCATCTATCGTATAACACTTATGATTAATGTTTTTAATAACATGAGCATCTTCATAATTTAAAAAACCATCTTTTATAATGGGAACTTCTATCAAAAAATCATCAGAATAATCATTAGTCCATTCATCTTCTCCGCTTGATTCGTTAGTGCTATAATTTCCATAAACTAATAATAATAATTTATTTTCACTGTAATTAATTCCATATAACCTAAGTTCTAAAGTGTCAAAATCCAAATTCCCTATCATCATAAAATTTTGTTCGATTGTATTAGCTGCATCTACTCCAATCATCTTTGAATAAATAGATTTATTTTGACTTCTATATTCAATTTGAAGATTCATTAAATAAGAAGCATAATATGTACCACTCCTGTCCATATTACAAAAAACACCATTTCCCCATGCAATAAAATCACTACAATATCCTACTAAATCTTCAGATGTAAAAGAATCAACTAACGAAGAAGTATTTATATCTATTACATTAATTGTTTGACCATTTCTTTTAGAAAATAGAAAACAGTTTATTCCATATAAACCGACAAATTCACCATATTCATATTTAGAAAAATCCCAAACTTTCGGAGCTTTCGTCCAGACAATCGTGCCATTATATATTACTTTTTCAATCGCCGTACCATTATATACAATGTTATCCATATTTGTTGCATTTGTTATTATTCCCATAATATCTCCTTAAATTTTAAGTAGTAGTAATTGTTAAAGTAGTACCAGATAATGAAAATTTAGGTATTTTCTTATAGACGTTATAAAGTGCAGTCTGAGAAGGTGCTATTCCTGAATCGGCAGTACCTACAGCAGAAGTATAAGTATCGCTTAGCTTGGTATGACCATAATTAGTTGAAGTTGACTTACCATAAGTAACAGCGGAACTAGCGTGTGAAGTTGGTGGACAATAAGATTTGTAGCAAGAACTGTCTAATACTCTTGCCCATCCAATTGTAGATATCTGTGCGTCCGAATTAGCTGTTCTATAATACATACCAGTGCCATTATTAGTACCAATTGCAATTTGCGATGTCCACAACCCAGCACTGTTAGTCGTTCTTGTATCCCAACCCATATTAATAATGTGAAACCACGCTTGCTTATTACCAAGAGGATTAGAAGTAGCTCCTCGGATCATTCCTACGGCAAATCCTGCATTGGCAATATCATTAGCGGTTTTATCATTATTTTTACCTGTATTAGCAGTATAATCATTATATACTTTTATATAATTATTGCTATTAGCCTCTGGTGGCATCAGTCCTAAACTTGTTTTAAGATGAGCAAGACTTGTTTTTCTATAATAATTATCAGAATCATTTGTGACGATAACCTGTGATATCGCAACATTTTCGTTTTTGGCTGTATCAGAGTTAATATAATTAAGATTTACATATCTGTTTTTATCTCTAAGAACATAGGTATTAGCCGTATTGGGGATTGAGCCTTGATATCCATTAAGATAAGTAGAACTCCCCTGAAGATTGGCATATATATCAGATTTTTTCTTAAATGCTAATCCGGGAGGTGTTGTTGCTGGCGAAATGGTTTCATTGGTTATAGTTGTAGATTCTGTTATTATTGTCCATTCAGTGTTCCATTCGGAATATATTTGATATATACCACCACCTCGTAGCCACAAAACAGGTTTAGAAGAGTTAATCAACTGTTTGTAACCAATTGGATTTTTGGAGTCAGAGATGAATTTTTGTTGATAGCTTAAAACAATTTCATTTGCATCAGTTGTTCCATATCCACTTTGAATGGTTAAAAGATCTAAAATTGCAGTAAATCCATTCTTATAAGTGTGATTACTCCAATTTGGCATACAATTACCATCTAGCTGTGCGGCACACTTTAGACGATACATTCCACCCCTCGGAATTAATACAGTAGCCACAACTGGGTACCAAGTATCTTCATTATATTTAGAATCAGTTAAATTTATTTCTTTTGCTATGCTTAAAGTTGTGCCCCCAAGTGGAATAGAACAAGCAACAGGTTTGCCGTCACTGAAATAAATAGGTTGAGTAGCAGAACCTGCTGAAGTAGTTAGCTTAATTGCACTATTTGCCGAGGTTGCAAATTTAACACTTTGTTCAGAGATGGTATCTGTAGTTATAATTGTACTTCCACTTTCAGAAGAAGCGGCGGGAAGATAGATTGGAGCAGAATTGTTGACCCTTCCATTAAAATTTGCATCGGTAGTATAATTAAACACAAGATCTTCTTTTGTGGCTAAATTACCAATAGTCCAAGCACCATTTGGAGTTTTTTGTCCAACAACAGGGTTGTAACTATTTGAAGAAGATCTGCTACCAAAAACGGCTACATTTTCTCTATCTTTTATCCAAGTACCACCAGCCTCCCTAATAATTCTTCCAGTCATTGTGCCACCAGTCAATAGAAGAGGGTCACTTACAATCTTATCTAATATAGTCTTGTTGTTGTGAGTATGCTTCTTAGAATTAGCATCATCATAGTTTGTTTTATCTTCTTTAGATAGTAAACCATCAACAGATTGTGTAGCTTTTGGAATGGCGTTGGCAGAAATTGCGACCCATTTTGAACCACTATAACGATATGTGTAATCTGTGTCTTTTACATTAACCGTCCATCCATCTTCAGGATTAGGATAAGTTTTTGCAATATCTGCAAAAGTAGCAACAGATTCTTTCCAATCAATATTGTTTTCTAAAGTAGAAAATTTGTTGTCAATTTCGTTCTTAGTATATTTATCGTTCCAATTATTTTTATTCGAGTTTACAGTATTTTCAACTGATATAGCTTTGTCATAAGCTATCTTAACCGCATTTGCAGTAGGAGCGTGAACTGTAGAAGTAGAAGATACGCTATCTTCAAGTTCGTTAGTAAGAACAAAATGATGATTATCTAATTTATTTTGTAAATCATTTGCTTTGTCATTTGCATTTTTAGCTGCTGCGTTTGCATTTGTTATAGCTGCCGCAGTATCTGTTTGTCTTTTAGTCTCTTGTGCTTGCCTTGTATTCTCGTTTGAAATTCTAGTGTTTTCATTTGCGACCCTAATGTCTTCGGCTTTTTGCCTTTTATCTTCTTCATTTACCCTTTTCTGTTCAGAATTAATTCTTGACTCTTCATTAGATTTTCTTTCTGTTTCATTTTGCTTTCGTATATCTTCATTTGTGGTTAAGGTCTTATCTAATTCAACGACCTTCTTGTTGTTAAAATCTATCTGTGCAAGAGCATTGGTTAAAGCATTGAACTCATAAGAAGATTCTATTTGAGAATGATTTAGAGCTGTTGGTGTAATATTTATATAGAAATCCATAATTGATATAATAGGTGCATTAATCTTATATATATCATCTATATTTGTAGGCTTTTCATTAGAAGTGAAAACTTTTCTTAAAAGAAAAACATCTGCAATAGCCCTGCCTGATGCGGAAAGCATTTGTTCTGTTAATTCTATTTTAAGCTTTCCATCGGAAGTAATTTCAACTTCATTAAAAACACCATTATCATCAGGTTTTTTAAAACGAATAAAAGCACTCATTATTGATTTGTCAACTGTAAATACAATTCCATTTTCAACACAACTTATTTCAATATAACGTGTCTGATTATCATATTGTTTTGCGTTTACAGAAACTACATTTTTTGTATACAAATCAAGAGTTATTTTTGCTGTAGTTTGTTGTATACTCATTTACAATAATTCTCCCTTCTTAAAAATTAATGGTATTCTAACACCAAGTTTTATTGTCATTATCCCATGTATTAATAACAGTATCGTCTACCCAAAATCGAAGAAATTGTCCATCCCAAGACATGGATATATCTGAATTACTAGCTTCTAATCTATTTAATACAACTGCCATTTTCCTTTGTTCCGTCCCGTGCATACAATAAATTCCTGTTGCTTTAATGTCACCAAATACAGATAAGGCAGCATCACTAAAACTTCTAGTACCTCCGGTATCAATGCTTATTTCGCCTTTTCCAATCCATGTCATTTTTGTTCGATTGGGCATATGCCACATCTTAATTCCGTCACGAAGAACTTGTACTTCAGTACCTGATTCGCCTGTGATTGTCATTCCATCAGCAGAACCATCTTTAGAGTTAGATATCAAAGTTAACGTGTTAAAATTACGATTATTACGAGCGAAGACTCCATGACCTTGAATACTAAAATATGAACCATCTGTTTCGTTAGAAATCTTCATTTCACCACCAATGAGACTAGCAACCATTTTATATGTTGAACCGCCTGACCAGCCGTAACCTGAAGCAGTTAATTTCATTGCATTGATTTCACCAGTTATTTTAGCATTAGAGGCATACATTTCACCATTCTGTTTAATATAAAAATTTCCATAATATATACCATCACGTTTCTCTTGGCATGAAAATGTCCATGTGTCAGGAGATGTCGCTTTTTGAAGATAAACTCGATAATTACCTTGGTCATGATATATTGCTTCATCATTAATATTCCAGCCACCAATTGTAGCCTTAAATGCATTTAGGTCATCAATATTTATTGCGTTTGCTGTTATTGAATTGGTCGCAATTTTTCCTCCGTTTATAGTCGTAGAATTTGATATATATATATTAGAAGCTATGTCGTCCGCTGTTTTTTGGGCATTTGTTATTTTAGACTGAGCAGAGCTGTCGAAACATTCAAAAGTTACTTTTCCTTTTAAATTAATATTTTCTGCCATTAATTCATACAATTTGTCTGTTAAAGTCATACTTGCTTGAGAATTACCCGAAGCAACTAACCAATTGATTTTTCCTGCGGTTTGACTGACAGAAGTGATTTTTTTAGAATTATCTGCAATAGAATTATTTATTGAGTTGATCTTATCTGACAAACCATTCACATCAGATATATCAGGAGAAGTTGTTGTAGACCACTCAATATCAACATTTTTTATTTGTAATTTTTTCTTTACTGCATTATAAGAAAAGGTATCTCCACCAATATTACAATCACCAGTTGCCAAGTTAAAATGTGTCCCAGCAGTACATACACCCTTCGAGTCGGTTGTATAATTAGCAGAATATATATCACCTGCAATAATAACACCTGATATAACAAAGTCTGTATTTAATCCATATTTCTCATACTCAACACCATCAAGAGTGTATTTTTGCTTGCCTAATGCCGTGACAGCAGTCCTCCATCTATCAGTTGTATAAACAAGTTCATTGACATTAATTCTAGCCTGTTCATCCTTATAATCATCAAGCACGTCATCATAACTTCTAATAAGAATGCCATGCTCATCAAATATTGCAGTTGAATTAGTATTATGAACATTATACAAAGCAGAGTCTAATCCTTCTTTTTGCAACCTTTCAAATGTGAGATTAGCTTTCTCACCCTGACTTGCCTGTTTAACAGTAGAAGAGTAGCTTGATGCCATAGATTGTGATTTTGTAAGAATGTCTTTAACAATATTAATATCTGGACTTCCGTATCTATAAGCATCGGAAAAGGTAACAGATAATTTGCTTAAATCTCCATATGAGATAGAAATATCAGCCAATCTCATTACATAAATTTTTCCATCAATTTTAGTTCTGATAAAATTACCAAGAGTAAAATCATCAAGAATGGGTTCAAAAATTCTATTTCCGTCTTTATCTGTTAATAGAAGGAGGTTTTGTAGTGTTCCTGAAATAGTGAATTGTTTCTCGCCAGATTTAACCAATTCCTTCTTGGCAACCACCAATAATTCATTTGCCTTGTCAATTAATTCAGTATTAGTTAGTCCATCAGAAATATAATTGTCATTGCTATAATCATCTTCACGTCTATAATAAGTGAATAACTTCCAATATTTTTCACCTATATACGATTCAAAATCAAGTTCATTATGAGTTTTTGAAATCAAATCTTCAATGTATTTCTCAAGACCTGTAAGTGTATCTAATTGGGAATTCCTGTAAGATAATTCACTCTCTAAAGCGATAAAACGTTCATAATATGGAAGATAAATAGAATTATGTAAGCTAGAAGATTCAGATGCAACACCTTGTTCGGTTAGGACATTAATAGCAGTCTGATATGCTGATTGGTAAGAAGTTAATCTTTGTGCAGAATATTTATGCAATTCTATTTTAAATGTATCTAAAGATTCGATTTTATATATTTCTTGTAATCCTTGATCATTTACTTTTCCCATTGCTTTATCGACTTGCTGATTAACATAGGCAATATAATCATCATTAATTGTAATACTTATTGCCGTTTTCATTTCAGCCGTATCTTCTTTATCTGAATAACTTGTTAATTTGAATCGACCTGTCCAAGTTTGTGATTTGAGAGTTGAACCATGGAGAATTTCAACTTTATAAATAGATGTATCAATGATAGCTTTCGCCATTGCAAGAACTGCGTTGTTAGCAGTATAAACAGATATTTTACTTACATCGGTTACTGCCACAGGAGATAAATTAGAAGGGGTGAGTAAAGCTAATTGAGATGCTGCCGTTTTATCTTGCTGTTTCCAAGTTGGCATCATAGAACTATTAAGATACGAGTATAAATCTATAATATTATAATACACAGATGTTATATTACTCCAACCATTATATTGTTGTTGGATAGAAGAGTAAGTAGTTTCAGGATAATATTTCTTGATATATTCAATAATATCATTATATCTCCTTACAAGAGAAGCTTCTAAGGAAAAAGATTTGTTATTAGAATATTCATTAACAAGTTCATCATATGATTTTATCTTAGATTGCAACTCACCTGGCATATCCGACATTGTATCTTTATTAAAATAATATATATAATTGCTTCCATTAGGATTAATATTTTTTAATGTGGCATTGATTAAATCATCTCCACCAATAACTCTAAAGCAATTTTTAATATTATCTGTTTCAGAAGTCAACTGAATATCTGAGCCAAGATTATTTTTATCAATAAATATTGATGTATCTTTGCCATATGGTTCATGTAAAATTGTTCCTCCACATTCAGGACAAACTGTAAACGAATCTTCACTTCTATAGTCACAACTTAAACAACAAGTTTCCATATCATATACATAGATGCTTCTTGTATTTGAATCAAATAAAAATATACAGCCAATTTCCTGAGAAAGAGTACTTGTTAAAAAGTCATATATACTTGTACCATCTATACTGAATGAACGCTGAATATTTAAAAGAGTTTCATCAACGTGAGCAATAGTGTAGCCAGGGGCTTTTTCAAGAAGTCTATTTAATAAAGAACAACTTTTCTTATTAGGATTATAGAATATAGTTGGTTCTGTATATTCTTCACGAACAATATCATCTTCTGTATTGATTTCAACATCATATAAAATTACTTGTCCAAGTTCAGCCTCGCATAATGATTTAGCTGTTACAACCTTCTTTGTATTTATTTCTGACTCATCTGTACTAACTGAAATTTCAAACCATTCATCGAATTCCTTAACATATACTGTCTTAAAATCAATAATCTTATTCCAAAGATTTTCAATTTCTCCATTTCGTTCTCTATATATGTTAAAAGATAACTCATCCACAGCGTTGAATTGCGGATGATATGTTATAGAATCGGCAGGAATATTAACTATTTCACCGAATTTTTCAAGATTTCTATTACCTAGAATAATATGTAATGGTCTAATTGTCTGTCCAGTTTTTTGCATTCTAAGTAAATTTCTTACATTGATTTTCTGCATTAAATTCCTACCTTTCTAACAGGGGAGTATGTCATAATTACATTTATATTAAGTGTAGAAGAGTAGTAGTTGTCCCTGTTTTTATATGTATTTATTAATTTTATAAAATTATAATTAAAATCATTTGCAATTTTATGATTTAGATTGTTGGAAGTTATTATTCTATGTTTGTTATCTATAGTAATTATTTCGCCTTTGGTACAGTTATTTATTTGGCACAATTCATTATCTGCCGAATTAGTAAGTGTAAGAGTTCCAGCTTCATTACAAGTTATAACTGTATAAGGATATATTTCTCCAACCTCATCTGAATCATCATATATATAAAAAGATTTTACATTAGAAAAAGTATGAGTTCTTTCTTTAGCAAAACCATATGGTGCATTAGAAGTGAACGTACATTCAATTCCATATATATCTTCATTAATTTTCACAGCTTGAACATTGAATGTGCCGTAAAATCTTATATTTTCATAACCTTCTTTGTTTATTTTAAACTGATCAAAAGTTTTTCTGTTTAACCATCTATTTATTGCTCCATACTCCTCTGGCATCAATGGAAGAGGATTACAGTGATTATCTAATCTGCATAATTGAATAGTGAAAGAGTAATCTTCATCATATGTACTTCCATATAATTCGGAAACATCTTGTCCGACTGATTTAACACTGTTAAATGTTAGAGTAGAGCCAGAGGAAATGGTTTCACTACCACCAGAAGAAGAATCAAATTTAACTACATATAAACCATAATCACTAGCCAGCTCATCACCATATTGGAAATCAGTAAACATATTTTCACCATCCTTTTAATATTTTTATTTGCTTAATAAGTTATCAAGCATTTTTTGATATTGCTTTTCAAAATCTTGCATTTTTTTTGTATATTCTTTTTTAACTTTATCTATTTCGGTTATTTGTTCATCTAAAACCTTAATTCGGTCATTATATTTCACACATAACATTTCATATATATTCTTAGACATTCTTGCCTTTTTAATTAATAAGGAAAGATTATCATAAGCTTCTGATGGGTTTTTCATAGCAAAGGAAATACTCATTTCATCATTCCTATTTTTTAAATCAATGTTTTCTTTTTCAAGTAGAGCAGAGTGCTTTTCATAATATTCCAGTTTCTTTTCCATATTACTTTTACTCTTAACCAACTTATTTGACATCTTACATTCTCCAATCTATCCTTAATTTTAATATTCTTAATAATTCTTTAATAATTTCTAACATAATAAAAGACACACTAGCCTAAACTAATGTGTCTTTATGTGTTTTGTATTTAGTTGTAATTGAAAAAAGAGCAGGAGATTAGTCCTGCTCTATGAATCTTCATTTTCAATTGTTAAAAGTATTTTCTAAAATACACTGACCACCAGCGAATTTAACATCATCCCAACCTTTATTTTTAGCAGTTTGAGTTATCCAATCTTGAACTTTAGGTGTAACTTTTTGCATATCCTCATCTTCAGTATGTGCCTGATTATATAAGCCCAACACTTTTCTTGTTTCTAAAATTATACAAGGGTCATTCTTTGATCTATCATCTGGATCTGGTAATACATATTTACCTGCCATTTTCATATTTACCTCCTCTCCATAAAACTAAGATAAAACTTTTATCATAATTTTATTATATACCAATAATCGACAGAATACTACAAGAACATATATTTGTAAATCTGATTTATTAATCAATATAAGGGCATACCAACATAAAGCTAGTACGCCCATAAACCTTATCTAAATGTTAGTTTACTAAGTGAATTCCTACCTAAAGTCTGTCCAAGAGTCATCTCCTGAATCATTTTTTCAGCTTTAGGATCTTTCTGCATTTGTTTCATAATATCCTCATAGTTATGAACATTAGGAAATGATAATGTTACGTCACCATACGACACATCAACCTTATTGGCTAAATTATTTGATATATTAGAAATATCAGGTAAATTAGCACCAAGATTATCCACAAACATATTAGGCATCCCCTTAGATAGATTCCAAAGTTTTTCAACTTGGTCTGCATTAAATACCATATCACCAGCATCTAACTTACGAAGAGTGCCATATTTCTTAGAGAAGATAACTTCTGAACCAAGACCATCTTCATCTGTGCGGTGTATACCTGCTGTTGCTGATTTAGTACCATTTTTATAGCCATGAGATTTGAGCTGGTCTAACATCCAAATATTCTGATCTGAACTACCATAATATTCTCCGTCACCACCCATAGCAGAGTAGTAATCAGCTCTTGCACCAAATGAACTGTCTATATCATTCGCCTTAAGGCGGTCTACAATACTTGTCCTTAATACCCTCGGTTTCCCGATATTTAATAGGGGAGTGGACTATACAATAATTCTTATATTCTTTTAATTAAGAGGCGTATTCCCATATAAAGCCTCCTGCTGTTTTCAATTTATTCCTACAACAGCTAGATATTGTACTATCACTTATGCCTGTTTCTCTATAAGCGTCCGCAAGTGATTCAAATGTATTCAAATATTTTCCTTCCTTATCATACTGAATTACTTTTCTTCTTTTTTTATTCTCATTAATATAAATCAATTCTTCTTTTGTAAAGTTAACTTCTTCGTATCTCCAAATAAAGCTTTTGGCTGTTTTAATCTCGCCTAAACATGCTTTTGAAATATTTGTGGTTGCCATATTATACTTATTCGCTGCTTCGGTTATAGAATTGTATCTATTTAATAAATTGCCATTTAAGTCATATTGGTAAACAGGTATTGAACCTTTATGAACAAATGTAATTTCTTCTTGTGGTAAATTAGCACCTTCAATATAACCATCTTCAGCATATCTCCATATATATCCGTTACTCTGAAAAAGTATTTTTCTACAGGCAGAAGCAATGGAAGTCTGACTACATTTTAATTCATTTGCAGCATCTTGTGTGCTAATATATGATTTTAAAAAGACACCAGATAAAGAATATTGATGACATCTTTTTCCTAACTGTTCATGTTTATATTTTTCTAATTCTTTTGAGGATAATTTGATAGGGTAGATAGGATTATCTTTGTTTAAAGGTATCCAGATGTATCCAAAAGAAGTTTTATTTTTAATTTGAATTTTTGTATTAGAACTAAACTGCTTTGAGGCTTCGGTAATATTATTGTATTTATTAATAAAATTTCCATCTAAATCATATTGAGCAACAGGAATAAAACAATCATTATTATTAATCCAAAATAATATGTCTTCTGGTAATTGTTCTCCTAAATTTTCATAAGTAAAATAAAAATCGTGTGCAGTTTTAACTTTTCCATTACAAACGGCTGAAATATCAGCATTTGGAATATTTAAACCACGTTCTGCACTAATTGTACAATCCCATTCTTTTATAAATTTTCCTGTTTTTCTATCATATTGTCTTACCGTTGGTCTATATGAAAGATCACCGCCACGTTGAATATTATAACCCTTAGAATGATTAGTAGAATCATATTTTTTAATATAATAAATTTCTTTTTCTTTTGCTTCATCTCTAGTTAAATTATCTTCAAGAATGTCATGATTAAAACCATCCCAACCATATTTTTCAATGGCATTCCAAAAATACGGATTAAGTTTATATCCTTTTCCATTATTCCATCGCTCTAAAGGATTTCTTCCTGTAATACCTATATAAACTTTTCCATTAACTTTATTTGTATGTATATATACACAATTATTTCTTTCTTCTATAGTAAAACCTTCTTTGTATATTTTTTATTATGGGAATTTTATTTTTGAATTTTAGAATATAAGAATTTGCTAATTATAGTCTCTGAGCGTCCTCCATATCTTTCGACTTAGGAGTTTCGTTGCGTCTGAGTGACTTGCACACTCGGTTGTCCCTAACCTATTTACTTTTTATGGTTTCTATCTTATTTGTTGAATACAAATAAAACTGTTGTGTTATTAACACTTACCGCATTCACATTTACCGTTTCCAGTTCCGTTGTAGCGAAATAGGGTTATGGGGAGTTCCCCGCAATTTATAGCATTTTACGTGGACTATATTGTTAATCCACTTCAAGTAAGTCCTTCGGATAATCGTCTTCCAAATGATAGAACCAATCACCCCAAGACCCACCATCATCAGATGAGCCACTATCAGAGTTATCCCAATTATCAGACCAATCATCACCACCACCAGATGAACCACCGCCATCAGAATAACCACCATCAGTATTAGCATTCTGTTCTGCCTGTTGTCTAGCAATCTCATCAGCAACCCTTTGAGCTTCATCATTACTGTTCTTCAATAAACCTTGTACAGCAGCATTAATGTCACCACAAACCTTATTAATAGCGTTGTTGCCTTCAACAAACTTGTTACTGAAGTCACCTAATACACTATTAATACCATTTGTTATATTACTAGCGTTTGTACTCCATATATTTGACATAGATTCACTAAGCTTATAACCATAGTTCTCAGCAGTATCAGTGATAGTCTGTGAGATATTAGAAGCATTTTCATTAGACTGGTCAATAATTTCCTGCATAGTTATATCAAATGAATCAAGTCGCTCATCAAGCCACGTTTTTGTAGTATCGGCAAGATTATCTAAAATAGCTTGAGTGTCGCTAATAAGCTTTTCGTATTCAGTATCTTTCAAATCATCTTTTGCACTGTTAATCTGATCTTTAAGTTGCTGAATATTTTTCTTGCCTTCCTCAGAATTATCTCCTTGAACGGCAGAATATTGTTTCTCCAAAGCATTAAGAGCCTTTGTTTTTTCAGCTATAGATTTCTCATAATCATAAGCATCCTTTTGCTGATTCATAAGGTCTTTGTACTTTTGTATGACTTCATCAAGTTTATCAAGAAATGTATCATAGCCCTCTTGAACCAAATCCTTAAGAGCATCCTTTTCAGATATACTTGAATTAATAGCATCCTGTTGAGCCTTAATAAGTTCCTGCTTCCTATCCAGTAATTCCTTATCATAAGGATCATTAGCCAACTCTTCATTAATTTTAAGTATCTCATCCTTATAAGCTTTAGCCTGATTAAGATATAATTGATACTTCTGTGCGATTAATGCCTGTGCAGCCTTGCCATTGTCATTCATATTACCATTATCATCAGTAATATCTTCATCCTTTAGTAAGTCAACAAGAAACTGAGTTTCGTCTATAAGGTTGCTGACATCATCCCTTGTTCTATCGAAAGCATCCCAATTAATCTGTCTTATAGCATTATCATACTCAACCAATGCCTTTTTAGCATCATATATGGAAGAGGTACAATCATCTATAGCAGACTGCATAGAATACCAGTCCTCAGATTCAGCCTCAATCTTACCTGAAGCCATAGCAGAATTAAGTGCCTTTGTAAGTGCATCTCTTTCCTGTTCAAGTTTTTCAAGATTCTTTTGTTCCTGTTCAATCATAGAACTGTTAAGCAGAGTAGAAGCGAACCAGCCCTGTTCTTCTAAGAGGTCATTATCCTTGCCATATAAATCCGTAATAGAGTTTACTTTATCAAGAACTTCTTCAAACTGTGATTGAATATTATCAAATCTTGACTTAGCAAGTTGTCTTATCTCAATGTTTAATGACTGTACAGAATCAGCAGCATCTTGTGCCTTATCATATAAATCCTGGCAATCTGAAATTGCATCCTTAAGATTTTCATCATAGACAGTTTCTATATTAAATGAACCATTTGCAATCTGATCTTTGTAATATCCGTCAAGGTCATACGAATTGAATCTATCCATATAGAAGTCATAAGCATCTGACTGTGCGTTAATCTCTGATAACAATGTTTCCATAGAATCGGAGAGGGCATTATTACGATTAAGCCATGTACGTGTTGTATCAGATACTTTATTCTTTAAACGGTCATATGCTTTGGAAATTTTTGATAAGAGACGTTCTACCCAGTTGAAATCCTGTGGTGATGGTTCGGGGGATGAATCACTTCCACTAGATGAAGATGATGAATCGCTAGAATCATAACCAGACATTCCTTTCCAATCGACATTAATACTTGAACTAACCTGTTTAAAGCTATAGTTATCTAAAGCATCTACCGCAGCATTAGCACCATCAACAATACTTTGGAAATGGTTGTACATATTGTTGTATTCTTCATCCATAGCTTCTACTTCATCTGGATCTGCCGAATACATACCTGCATCATACCAGCCAGTTGTCTGTACAGTTAGTTTGCCATTTGCATCCCTGACTGCTTTAAAATAATCTGACCAAATCTTTGATAATTCATCAATAGCATTTTGAGTAATTCCATACTTGGCTTGCTCCATATTTGACCAGTTATTAACATCGTTTTCATATAAACTAGAAAGCTGATTATATAATTCTGGATAATTAGTCATAACTGCATTAAAGAATTCTTCATCAGTCTGTGACTTATCTACTACAGATTGTATATACTGATTTTTGTCATTCTCATAAATAGTTTCAAGCTGTGAAAATAACTCTTGTTCAGATATTATACCTTGTATATAATCTGAAAGTGCTGCCTTTGCTTCTGGATATTTCTTGATAATGCTTTGCATAGATGATACACCTATACGTCCATTATCATCTAATTCTTTTTGAATTGTAGATAATAGGTCTGCTTCTGACTGAAGGTCTGCTAATGTTGCTTTATCTTTTGATTTATCATCTGATTCTGTGAGAAGAGAAGTTAAATCAGGATTTGAACTTGCTTGTTTTTTATGTTCATTCCATTTCTGGATAGCTTCATCAGCATCAGTGATACCATCAGTTACTTCGTTAAACTCATTAATAAGACTCTGGGTATTAATACCTTCCGTATCGAAGAAGTCTTTAATGGTTTGAGAACCATCAATGCCACCCTCAAAATTTTCAATTTGAGATTTAATTTGGGCTTCACTTGCATACATTTTATCTTGGAGATTGTGCATATCCACATCCCAAGCGTCTGCAACGCCGAAAGCATCTTCTAAGTTACCATCGTTAATTTCTTGTCCATTGATTTCAGTGTCAATTTTATAGACTATTCCATAGCCACCATTTTCAGGTTTGTCAGCTTCCATTGGATTATCAGAATTAAGAATTCTATCTATATAATCATTTAATGTTTCTTCATCTAATACAGTTCCATCAGGAAGAATAGGAGTGAAGTGTGCAATGATATAATGACCATTTTCTTCATCACCAACCCATTTTTCTTGAAAAGCAGTAGAAGTAGTAGAATATGAGCCATCATCGTTTATTACAACAGGACGATTATTAATATCTACATTGCCTACATAATTTTCACCAGAATAAAGTTCATTTCGCTTATCTATTGCATCTTGATAAGATTGCTTTAATTCATCAAGACTAGATTCTTCGGATGATTTGAAACGATTGATTGTTTGGGTTAGAGTTAAACCAACCGTTTCTTGAGCTTTCTTATATTCTCCAATATAGTTTAAAAATATTTCTAACCAAGATTGCATATTATCATATGTCTGTTGGTCAAAATCATCAGTTCCTTTAACCGCTTCCATTTTTTTAATTCCATCGGTTAAATCATTGTATAATTTTTCTTTATTACCCTCGAAATTTTCAGTTAAAGTGTCTAAAGTATATTTATAATTCTCAACATCTTCTTCTGTAACATCATTAACACCATTTACGAGATCGTGAACAGCTTGATTATATTCATCTGTTGCTAATTTAATTTTAGCTAATTGTTGAACGCCCACATCGTTTTCATTGCCATTAAGTGCAGCATTCCAATTTATACCAGTAGATTCACCATCTGGACTTGTGTTACTGTAAGTTTTTTTAACTCTTTCTATAACATCGTTAGCATTCGTACTTTGATTTTTATCATTACCCTCATTGAATTCCGTGTTAAACCTATCAGCTGCATCATGAGCTTGATTTTTTGTTTCTTGCTCATTTATGTCTTTAAGTTTCTGTAACTTTTCTTCAAGTAAAGCATTTTGGTATTTAAGGTTATCAATTTCAGTTTTTTGAGCTTCTGTAATAGTTCCGTTATTTTGAAGTTTTTGTAACTCTTCTAACTTATCTTTATTCTGAGAAAGTTCATTCTGGTATTCTTCCATTTGAGAATTATTATCAGAGACTTTTTGTTCAGAATCTTCCAGAGCTTTATTATATTTATTTATGTCGGAAGTTCCATTAGTCCAATCTTGGAATTTATTCATCCCCCATATGCCAAGTTTTATAGCTGCCAAACTTCCTGCGATTGCTAATAAGTATGGATGTGCCAGAACAAGTTTTTTAAGCGATATTCCAAGACCTGTAATTGCATTTTTAAAACCAATTGTAGTAGTTGTAGCTGCGCCCTGTGAAACAGCTACTGCATTTGTTGAAGTAACACTCGATAATTCAGCAGCAGTTGTTTTCAGCGTTTCGCCTGTAAGTCCTTTATTAGCTAATATTCCTTCAATTTGCTTTTCATTTAAAGTAGTTTGGGCGAGTGCTAATTTTACTGCTTCTACAGAATTGTCTTTAAGTGCATTTGAGTACCTATATATTAAAGTTGCTTCATCATTAAAACCATCACCTAATTTATTATAGAATAATGATACAGTATTTATCTTACTTAAAACATCTAAACTCTCTCCAAGTTTCTTTAGTTGCTTTGTTAAAATAAATAATATATAATATTATATAACGAAAAAGGAGGATAGTAATATGAGTGATAAAAAGGACGATTTTTATGATAATTATGATGACAAATCAGGCAAAGGTATATTAATGGTTGGGGGGTGTATATTAGGTTTACTATTTTTAATCATATCATTTATTGGATTAATAGAAGATGGAACACCTTTCCCTTTAATAATAACCATTTGTTACATTTCGATTATTGTAGGATATATTTATTATCAAAAGAAAAATAGTAAACTTTCTGATGATTTTGTTCCTAGTGGAAAAACTAAGGAAGAAATATTAGATAATTATGTAACAATTCATAAAGTAAAAGAAAAAAGAGAAAAAGAATTTGAACAACAACTAGAACAAGCCAGAAGATATCAAGCCAACGCACAAGCACAGGAATGGTTAAATAAGGTTCATTGTCCATATTGTAATTCAACAAATTGTAAGAAAATATCAGGAGTATCAAAAGCAACATCAGTAGCGATGTTCGGTATATTCTCACAAAAGGTTAAAAAACAATGGCACTGTAATAATTGTAAGAGTGATTTTTAAGAATGGGAACTAATGTTCCGAATGGTAAAATATTCCTCAAAGTAGTATGATGGTGTTATCAAATTACGGAGGAGTATCACAATGTACACATTTAAAATTAAAAACAAAGATGGTAAAGTTCAAGAGTATGAACATATCAAAAAAGTATATTATGGACATAAGGGTATATCCGAACATACTCTTGAAGGTGATGAAATATTCAATCATCAATACTCTACGGGATATGATTTGCATTTATATTCTGAGAATAATGCATTTACCATCGCTAGGTCAGAAATTTCAGTTATAGAAGTAGTAAAAGAAAATTAATTACCATACCCGAATTCAATTATCACTTCTGTATTGAGTTCGGGTATTTTATTAAGATCAAGAGCCTTTATATATTCAATAGCTGGTTTTAATTCCTCTAATTCGTTGATTTTAATTTTAATATTTAAATTTGTCATTATTTTTTACCTCACATCATAATAATTTAGGTTATTCCGTCCAAATAAATAGATATAATAAAAGAGTAGTCAATTATGCTAAAAATTCATTATTGTCCAAATTGTCATAGAATCACATACACACATTATCTTACAAATGTATGCCGAGTATGCAATTGTGATTGCATAAAACTCGATATTGATTTTGAAAAATTCTTCTCAATGAATGAAGTTGAAAGAAAAGAATATATATCGAAACACATTGGCTTATAGAATACAAACTACTGTTCTGAATTGTATTTAATTTTGTACAATGGTAAAATATAGACATTGGAGAAACAACATAGATGTGCGCCATAACACTTTATAACCGAAGGTTGTCCCAATGTCTATTTTATGGCATTCGGAAAAATGAATCTGCCCTTTCTGGGCGCATATTTCCCTAATTTATATTTCTATTCTATAGAGAAGGGAGGTGAAATTATAATAATGGTTGATATTATTATAGCCATTTTAAAACTTATGGGTTGTGGAGGCATATGTTACTTTATCTGGTTGACATATGAATTCATTTCAATAGTTCTTATCTGTAGACATAACGAACTCTCTGATAAGAAAGTTAAATATATAACCCAAATGTTCTCTAAGAGCAAAAAATTTTAATATTTTCTCCTATATGTCGTAATTCATTTTTCTCCTTTTAATCCAACGGTAGGGCTGTCTCACGACAGTCCTATTTTGTTATTCTCTGTTTTATAAGTTATCTTTTTGGAATTTTCTAGTTGAGTTAAACACACACTCAAGTACATTGTTGAATTCCGAAATCGCAATGTACACTATGCATTATAAGCGAATGTCATACTTAAGGCGATGACTCACTTAGAGGATGGGTATGTCGTTGGGGATTGCTCTCTTATATAGTTATTCTCTATATATGACCTTTCATTTCTATATATGGTCAACATTAAAAATGTAGAGTACCGTCCTGCTCGTTGCCCGTTATTAATGATACTTAGACACCTATCAAGTCTCCTCGATATTTTCATATATCCACATATACAATTTTTTCTGCTTTCGCAACCTCATCCAATATAACCATATGGATTACGGTTTGTTATGTGATCCGTGGGTAGTTTGTTAAGCTACCAAGCATTCAAGCATTTACTCCTCCATGTAATAGTTTATACTCCGCTAAAGTGTTTGCAGAGTTTTTATTAAGAATCCCATGTATCCATAGATTTGATTGTAACGCCATTATGTTATTCTCTTATCTATGATTGACCAACTAAAAACTGTTGGAGAGAGTTTTTATATAAGGTTTGAAAACCCAATCAAAATTCTTAATAAATTTAAAGATACCTGTACCAGCACCACCGATACCGATAACAGTTGGTAATACACCAAATTTGTCAATAAGTTGATCTAGTACATGGATTGCTCCTGTACCAAAATCAACTATACCCTTCAGAAAATCAGAGCTTACCAAGTCAGACTCAAGTTCTTGAAGTCTATTCTGGAATTGTGCTACCTTGGCATCAAGAGATTCCATGTAAGAGTCAAGTTCCTTCATTGCCGCTCCGTCTGCGTCAAGTGCAGAATTGTACACAGACTCTAACATTTCTGGGTTGAGCAGGATACTAGAAGCAATGTTGGATCTGTTCTTACCTGCAATAGCCTCTACTAAAGCATTTGCTCGGTTTGTTCCAGCCTTTTTATCTTCTTCTTGAATCTCTTTATAGACCTTGGCGATGTCTAAAAGGATATCATATGTATTACGGAGATTTCCGTTAGCATCTAAAACATCTACACCTTGATATGCATTAGACGCAACAGCAGTATAATCTTTGATTATTTGCTGTGTTTTTGAACTGGTTTGTACAACAAAATCATCTACATCTTCGCCTAAAGAAGCTAATTCATCTTTCGCTTCTTCAGTTCCTGCGAGTCGCAGACTAATTGTACGAACACCCTTTATGTTTGATACAAGTCGCAACTCTTGTATCAGATACTATTATATTATTCTCTTTTTTATGATACTTCTTGTAATATATTTAAGTCTAATAAGTTATCAAATAAAAAACATTCAATATTATTCTTTTCCCAATATGGAATACGAATTAATTGAATGTTTTGTTCTTTACAATATTCAGTTTTTATTTTGTCGTGGGATTGAACTAATTCAAATGCTCTATTTAGTTCTTCGTCTGACATTTTACCATTCCAATTAACAGGCATATAGTGTTGTTCACCATCGTATTCTATGGCAACATTATAGTCATTAAGATAAAAATCAAATGGAAGAGTATTTATATCCTTGCAATCATCAAATCTTTTTTGACGTTCATATTTAAGCTGAAATTTATCCAATATTTTTCCTACATTGTTTTCAGAATTGGAAGCATTGCAATTTGGACAACCAAATCCAGTCATCAAGTTATATGCAAGCGGTGTCCATTCATGTCCACAAGTTCTACATCTGCATTCAATTCGTTCACCAGCTAATGTGTATTCGCCTGTAATTTCAATATTTGGTAATTTCTCTTTTATAATTTCTTTAAATTCATCTGTAGTTCTAAAATATCCGTTACAATATCTACAACAACATTTTGAAGATTTTATATTATGAAATGGTACTTTTTGGATACCTTTATCAATATGATTTTTACACAAGAAAGATATTACTGTATGCCCATTGACAACTTCTCTATCTTTATAAATATACCCATGAACATCTTCTACATAATATTTATATAAATCATCATCAATTAATTTTGTGCATCTATCATTTTCATACATACACATTGGACAACATAACGATTCTTTATATAGAAAAGAAGAAGGAGCTGCTTCAAATTCATAATTATGTTTTTTACAATAAAACTTCATTTTTTCTTTAATATTTATATATTCAGACAATATATTAATATTAGGATTTATCTCATTGATTTTTGCATACACATCTTCCTTGTTTAACCCAAACTTTTCTCTGGCTTTCTCTAATTGGCATTCTTCACAATTGGTAGCACCTTTTAATAATGTATGTATTTGAATTTTCCATTTTGTATCATGTTTTTTACAACGGCATAAAATTTTATTATTACTTCCTGTATATTCACCTAACACTTCAATTTCAGGGGATACTTCTAAAACTTCATTTATGATATCTTGGGTTGTTTTTCTACCTCTCGAATCCCATCGTTTTACATGTCCGCATATCTTACATCCATTACCATATAATAAACATGAAACAGTGCCATCCCATATGTGACCACATACCTTACATTTACATTTTACCTTTGTGTTCCAATTCTTATACTCAGATAATATTTCAATATCTGGATTTATAATAGTCATTTCCTCTTTAAATGTCTCTTTTAATTTTGAATGATTACAATATTGACATGGCTTTTTATTCTTACCTATTTTTTCAACAGGAATCCATTGTACTCCTTTTTCTTTATGTTTATTACATAAAATACAAGCACAACGTCTATTTTTACCGTTTACTTCTTTATTATCTATTCCAACTAAAATTAAATCTTTTTCATTACATAATTCTTTTAAATATTCTGTTGTATATTTCAATTTACTATCACCCATATATTATCTGTTCCTTTCTAATTTTACGCATAAAAAATCGCCAGTAGTTTAAATAACTCTGACGTTTTCGTATACTTATATGTAGTTACTTCATTTATTTCTTTTACAAAAGATGGTTTAATACCATGTTGTAATAAATACTCCTTTTCAGGAGAAAATTGAGTTGAATACTCCTTATCGAATTTCTTCATTCCTTTTATTCCTCATGTATAATAGTATCTCTCTACCTTTCGGAAGAGTAACAGATCATGTCTTATTCCCTTGCTATGCATTAGGGAACATACCTTTTCCATTTGACGGGTTCTCACCGACTTCATTTGCGATTAAGCCGTACTTCTTATGATTCAGATATTCAGGATTTCCACCTTTATTCACAAGTCTGAATCTCCTCATCGGAGAATGATCGTTGAGCGTTTACCCTCGACTCAAGTACCGTATGGTCTACGGGATACGTTAGGGTACTTCGTTGCAAACAAGCCATTGTAATATCTCTAATTTTTGAATCCATCATATAGTAGTTTCCTCTATATTGTGGCATAGAGCTTTAGGCTGCCCTTGCAGTTAAATATGTTCTATAAAATATATTTCTATATCTTTCAGGCAATGTTTCACCTGCGGTTTTAGAAACGTCCTGTGTTATGGCATTACCAGCAGTAATAAGAGCTACACTTTCAGCAAGATCGTTGCCTTGAGTTTTTAATACAGCAGCCGAATCTTTCAATGCTGTTGAAAGTTCATTGGTACTGATACTATACTCGTTGCCGATTTTATCCAGGACATCAATAATTTCCATTTTGTCAAGCTCTTTATAAGCTTGTGACATTGCAACTAATGAATCCGTTGCTTCATCAATATTTTCAAATTCTGATACATTTAATAAAACTGTTGCATCTTTTGCCGATTCCTTGGCTTCATCTAATGACTCACCAAGACGCATCCATGTTGCTGTGGCATCCTGTAATGCGAGAGCAGTAGTACCAACCGAGTCAGCGGTAGAAAAACTTTCTTTCTGAAAATTCTTTAATGACTGTGCAGATTCATTTGACACTTTACGCATTTCGGTATATGCAGTATCTAATTCTCTAACAGTAGAAGCAACCTGTTTCAATCCATTAATAACATCATAAACACCAAACATTCCTGCCATCTGAGCAGCAATCTGATGGAATCCGCTATTCTTTAAAGTGTCAAAGAAACTTTTACCAGCACGACCAGCTTCGACTTCAGCATTATAAATCTTCATGATTTCGCCATGAATTCTATCCAAACTCATGCTAGGATTACCACTTTCAATTTCTGCATAGTAAGATTTAATCTTAGCTTTTGCTTCAGAAGACATTTTACTATTTTCATTGAGAAGCTTGTGAATCTTGTCTAATTCTTTCTGAGCCGATACAAAGTTATATCCCTTCTCAGAAGCCGACATATTAGTAACAGTAGCGATAGTATCTTTTATTTTCTTTTCATACTTATCTAAGTTCTGAATATCCTCATCACTAGCGATACCATTTTGATTAGTCTTTATATTGTCCAGAAGAGTTGCGTACTGTTTAACCGCATCATGTACAGCTTGCACATTTTTTAAATATGTATCACTTGTCCAACCACCATCATTAAACCTTGCAATAGTGGCTTGATATTTATCAACCTTACCATTGTAAGAATCTAACTGTTTATCATATTTATTAAGGTTTACATTGGCATTCTGTTCTTTTTGAGCGTTTGCAAGTTTTTCGGTTTCATCAACTACTTCTTTGACATTACTTTTGACACTCTTTAACGCAACGCTTGTTTTTTCGGCAGAATTAGATGTAGCTTTACCAAAGTTATCAATGGCATCTTGTGCAGATTTAAAGGTCTGAGTAACAGAAGAACCTGCGTTCTCAACATCTGTCAACTTTTTAGTAATGGTTACAAATTCACTACTATCAACCTTGATAGAATACTCATCACCAAGATTTAAACTATTCTTGATTTTCTGAGCCTTATCTAAGGTTTCTTGATATGTAAGAGCAGGAGCAGTTTCACGACCAAAATTCTGTAATGCCGTTTCTAATTTATCTACACCATTTGTTACAGTCTTAAAACGCTGTTCAAAAATATTACCATCAGCATCGACTTTTGCGGAAAACGATTTCCATGCGCCATCAGCATCTTTTATTTTTGCACTTACCTTTACAAGACCATCAACAAGCTCTGTGTTTACAGTTTCACCAAGAATTGTATATCCAGAATTTGATAATTTTTCATTAATTCTATTAGGAGAGTAATTTAAGAAATCTTCTTCAGATATTTTCCTTCGTTTTGCGTATCTATCCTTTTTAGGTGGATTAGGTGGGTTTGTATTTCCAGATGAAATATTCGATTCTTGTGAAGTAGAAGAGAGGTTAGATTTCATTTCTGTAAGTTCACTATTAAGTTCTTTTACAGATTCCTTTGTCTTTTCAACATCATCTCGTACATTTTCAAAACCATTCGATTCAATAGAAGAAATTCTATCTTTTACATCACCAAGTTCAGTTTTTACCTCTTGAATATCAGATTTTAACTCTTCAATTTGAGAATTATTTGAATTAGAAGTATTAGAAACTGTTTCCTTTTGAGCTTCTGCTAATTTCTGTTCAGCTTCAGCAGTAGCAATGGCTTGTGTCTCTTCTTGTTTTAATGATTCAATATATTTTTTATTTTCAGCAGTAGCATCTTCTTTCGCAAAGTCAAGATACATATTTGCAAGATCTTTATCTGAATTGATATCTTCGCTTGAATAACCAAATAATTCTGCATCTTTTGCTCTGCTTTCTGCAACTTCTAATAACCTGACATATTCTTCAATGTTTTTTGTGATTTCAGGTGTAATTGGTGCATCGCCTAAATTAGCTTTTACTTGAGAATAAGCAGAATTAAATTTCAAAAGTCGATTTTCTAGTGATGTGATTTCTGCAATTAAATTACTTTCATCTGCATTACCATACTTTTGAAAATTTTCAAAGTCTTTAATTCTATTTCCTACGATTCTCTCTTTACTGAAAAATGAATCGTTTACATCAAAATCAATAGTTACTTTTTCTAATTTACTTTGTGCGACACCTTTTCGCAATGCTTCTTCATAGGCTTTGTAGTACGCATAACCAGCCTTTGCACCTGCATTGGTAGCCATTGCTTCTTCATTACCATAATAGTCTTTAAAAGCATCTGCATATTTTTTTAATTGGTTATAAGCTTCTGTCTTGTTTTTGGTATTAAATGATAAGTCAATTCCTTTTGATAAACTAATAATATCATTAATCTTATTCTCTAATTTATCAAATGTCTGTAGCTGTTCTTTTAATCCAGAATTACCAAACTCGAATGTGAACTTATCTAATTTAAGTTTCTGTAATTCCTTTATTTTATCAATTACTTTATCATCTTTTGCATCTAATTGAATTGTGATTTTCTGCTTACCAGCTTTATCACTAATTCCCTCAAATACACCATTTGTTTCTTTTTCAAATTGTTCAAGACTCGCTCTGTAGTCAAAACCAATCTTGATAATATCTGAATTAGCCATTCATTCACATCCTTTCTAAACTGTACAACGCTTTCTATATTCATCTTTTAATCGCTCATGATACTTATGCATTTCTCTATACACACTGAAACTAGCAGGAATGTTATACCAACCATGATAAGTGCC